AACATCGTCCCTGTCTTCTGTGGCGTAATCGCGTACTTCTCTGCTAACTCATCTTGCTTAATCCTGATCGCTTTAACCACGTTCGGAAAATCTTTGCCGTTCAATAATTTGTTCGACGCCTGACTTGGAAATTCGTAACCAGCTTTTCTGGCTGCTTCGGTCATGCCGCAAGCGCCTTCGGTGTAATGCCAAACAAAGCTGCTCTGCATTTCCGTCAGGCCGTGCTCGCCGTCCTTCTCGAACTGCACCGGCGCATCGACTATTTTTTCTTTTGGTTTCTTTGGTCTGCCCATCTTAGCTCCTCAACTAACAGTGTACAGGGTGCAGTGTATAGCCACTTATAAATACCCTCTCTGTAACCCATAAGAATACCATCTTACGGCTATCACTTAACACTCTCTTTCATATACTATACACTATACCCTTATAATCCTATAAACCATATAATAGAAGGGTTTCACACAGTGCATAGCTAATCTTTACTATACCCTTTGCTATACCCTGTTATTACAAACTTACACATACATTCATAATAATATGCAATCATTCGCACAATCCACCACATACTCAATCTAACCCCCGCACCCCAAATCAGGGTACTGTGCACTGTTGTCACGCTTAGGATAAGGCTTAATAAACTGCGCGATCTTACTTCTATAATACTTTTTTTCTTTTTTATTACCCAAGAAATAAAAATATCTGCGCTTGGCTTTCTGCGGGACGAAGATAGCATCTGGCCACTTTGCGAGTATGTCTGCCTTACGTTGCGTGCCTATCTTTTGTCTTATTGATCTCGAACCGTAAAGCTTGCCATCAATCATCACACCAAACCTTTTGCCTTTGCTGTTCTTCACGTTGGGATTATTCTCGCGCATAGATCCGATAAAATCGAAGTTGCACGCTTGATAAATCGTGCCGATTTCACCAGCAAGTTCATCCACAGTTGCCGTAACAATTTTGTATTTGTCGGGCAGCATTTTCATTGACTGCGTGATGAGTTTGCTTGCGCTGTGTGGGTGGGCCCAATGCACGCACGCTCCTCTTGATAACAAAATCATTTTTCCGGTGTAATCGTATTTATCCCAATGACCTAAGTTTTCTGAATACTCTTGGCTATACACAACGACACCGCCTAAGTGATTATCGAAGAAGATGCCGTAACAAAACTTGACCATGGCCGGCATACACCCCAGCCATTCGTATTCTTCTATCACCGCTTTTGCTTGGTTGTAATCGACCTGCTTAACCACAGCGGTTTTGATGTCGAACTCCATGCCATCCCACCATTTACCAAACACGCCAGCGGCGTCTTCAATCTCTTTTTGTTCGCGTATGATCTTTTGGTGGGCCTTCATTAATTATCCCAACTCACACCTACGGCTGGCGCCGAATCGTCTTCGACCGCCGTGTAATCTAAGTCATAGATCTTCTTGCCATTACTTCTGCGCGGTTCTATGCCTCTTTCGTGTAACACACGAGCCGCCTCTTTGAAATCAGGCATCCTTGGGGATTTGATCCCCAAATCGCGCAACAGCTTAGTCATCTGTACCGCTACCTTGTGTTCGCCTTCGAAGTCCACATGCTCCAAGATAAGATCTTCAACGCTCGACTGCGTACGATACATTTCATTACTCTGATGCAAGAGCTCGCGCTCGTCTGGCGTCAGAAACCAATTCTTCTGGCCCGCGACGTACATCGTTTCTTTGACCTGCGCCCAGAGCTGTTGCATGTTGACGCCGTGATTGACGTTAATTTCTTTGACTGCGAGTACCCAGAATCGTCGATTCCCTGACGTGTCCGTCAAAAACTCGCGCGCGTTAACACTTGCGTAGAAAGCCGTACGTCTTTGATAAGTCGTGAAGGCTCGGTCGTAAGGCAGTCTCAGTTCGTCGGTTTTCGATGTCACAAACGCTTTTAGTTGGTCGATGTCGGACTTCTTAAACGTCGACTCGATTTCGCCTAACTCCACAATCCAATGGCTAACCGCCCGCTTGACGCTATCCTTATCCGACGGATTCAAGGTAGCACCTTCCAATAGCCACCCCTTATTGTAATCGCACAGGCGTTTGAACCATAAGGTTTTACCGAGTCCTTGAGCGCCTTGCAGGACGAGGATGCCTTCTAACTCGACGCCGCTTTCTTCGTACGCTGCGGCCACACAAGCGATCAACCATTTGCGTAATAGCATTTCTTTTAGCTGCGCGGCTTCCTCAGTGGTCAGCGACGCAAAGAAGTCTGGCAGCCTGTCCACACCGTCCCACGGTTCGCTGTCGATCCACTCTTTCACCGGATTGTATTCTCTGGCTAATACTTTCAAGTAGTCGCGGACTTTCGTGTGCGGGATCCCCATGTTGATACACCGGTCCTCTATCTCGATCAGGCTCGCCTCTTCGTGCATGTCAGCGATAAACTTCATGTCCGGTATGTCTATCTCCATCTTCTTCTTAATGACGTTGTAGCGGACATCCACGCCGTGGACTTTCAAGACCCCGCCGATGTTATCTTTCGTGTTCAAGAACCGACCGCTCGCGTTGCGTAGAAAATCGAACTCTACGGGGACATCGACATTTTGTAAGATCAGCTCGCCTTCGATCGCCTCGTCGTTCTTGTGGTCGTTGTAATCGCCTTTGGTTTCTGGCATCTGGATCTCGGCGTGACCGCCTGCCTTTTGGATAAAAGCTGCCGCTTTCTTAGCCTCGACTTCACCGGTGTTACTATCATCGTTATCGGCCATGAAGACGTGTTTATGGTTCGGGAAGTATTGATACATGACCTCGGCTACTTTGACTAGATTGTAGGCGTCAAAAGCGACGACTACGGGCTCTGAGCGGTCCGCGTAGAGACTAGCTGCGGTCGCATAACCTTCGGCGTAATTGAGCTTATCTGACGCGTTAAAGATTTCTCTGCCGAGCAGAAAAAAGCTCCCGCTTTTTTTAGAACCGGTGAGGAAACGTTTTTCACCTTGGTCAGAAATATATTGCAGGCCCACTATCGTCCCTTGGTTGTCCTTCAACGGAATCACCAAGTTGTCGTGTTTGTCTTTTTTCAAACCGTACGACAGGACTTGTTTGCGTTCTAGGTACGGGTGCTTTTCTACCTCTTCGCATTGTTCCCAGATCGACTGTGCGCGTTGCGCGGCCTGTGTGTATTTCTCTTGACTTTTAACTTCGGCTTGGCGTCTGAGTTCTTCGATCTCGGCTTTTTGCTCGTTCGTCATGCGATAGCGTTTGCTGTTCTCCGGTCGCCAGGTGCTCGTAGGCTGATCCGCACTGACGCGATAGTCACCTATGCGTCCGAACGGTGAAGATTGGTCGAGCCAAGCTTGATACCAACCTACGAGTTTCCTCTGATTACCGATGTTGATGTACGCTCGACCAATAGAGCCATCAGTAACCAAACCTTTTTTTGGCTCCGGTTCATAACCGTTGCTTTGCAAAAAATCTCGAAACTGTGAAATGTAATCTTGGGTGAAGGGTTTGTTGTTATCTCGTTTTGGTCCTTGTATCTTTAATGACATCAATCATCCTAATTTTGGTGTTTGCTTTGTTCTGTAAAAGTATGTAGGATAATATCCAAATTTATTATAAGTTGCAAACAAAAAAATATAAGGAGACATAAATATGAGTTTAACACTTACTGAAAACGCAGGACCCGATTTACCAAAACTAGAAAAAGGTATTTACCAAGGCACCTGTTTTCGCATCGTCGATCTCGGTACGAGCGAACAAACTTACGGCAAAGAAACCAGCAAAAAAACTCGGCTGTGCATTAGCTTTGAAATCACCGATGCGATAGATCCAATCGATAACAAGACCGACATGGAAGACGGCCGACCGTACGGCGTATCAAAAACTTACACGGCATCGTTGCATGAGGCAGCAGCGTTAAGAAAACATTTAGAGAGCTGGCGCGGTAAAAGTTTTACCGACGACGAATTAGCCGGCTTTGATATTTCTAAACTGCTGGGTTGCACGGCCAGAATAGAAGTTGGCCATACCGAGGCTACCGCTGAACATGCCGGTGGCAACCCAAAGATTTTAAATCTCCAAAGACCGGACGGCGGGGTATCGCAAGTACCAACCAAGAATGAGATTCAAAGTTTTGACATGGACTTATATTGCGACGAGTTCAACGGCAACTCTTCGGATAAAACCAAAGCCATGTGCGATATCTTTGAGATACTTCCGGTATGGCAACAAGAAGATATACAAGATAGTTTTGAATACTTAGCGGCAGTCGAAGAAGGCGACAAACCTAAACAGGCAACAGCGCCATCGGTTGCTACGGATAACTTGGAAACGTTATCAGAGGATAGCGGTAAATTAGTCTCGGACGAGATACCGTTCTAGAATAACCCACAGGCGGGTGGCCCTTCTCCTTATGTCTCACAACTTCGGAATGAAGATTAGGTTGCCCGCCACTCAGGAACAACATGAGTGACGATATAGAATACGGAGTTTATAGCCTACCAGCGGCTTTGATGCTCCAACACAAATTAGACGGAGAGGTAGTGACGGCTCTCAACGATTACTTGGATGACTTACGATCTAACGAAGAACGCAAATCCGCTGCCGACTCTTTAGTCGGGCAGATCCATCACGGGGAGCAACTTCAAATGGATTTTAGCCATCCAGATCTTGCTCGTTTTATAAAGATCGTTGAGAGCTTATCTATTGTCTACCTGAAACATTTTGTCGAACAAACCAGAAGTCAACTAAGACCCAAGCGTGTAGCCACAGATAAGCTGTGGTCGGTTCACAGTTTTGCCGGTGACTACAACCCGATCCACGATCACACCACCACGTCTCCCATGGGTATCTCGTTTACCACATGGACCATGGTGCCCGAACAGATTAGCAGAACGGACGACTCCGGCTCGATGGATTTATACAACGACTCCGGTAACATCGACGGCTTCATAAATTTCACTTACGGTTTAAATCAGACTGCGGATCCAGAGCGACTCAGACCGTCGCAGTCTAGGTACATAAAACCAGAGGTTGGCTTGTTGTTGATGTTCCCATCGTGGATGCAACACTGCGTCTATCCCTTTCAGGGTGACGGCGAGCGCCGCACCGTAGCCGGTAACATAAACTGTATTGACTTAACTCAAGACGAGGTACAGGAGAAACTAAATAATGAATGAATTTAAAATTGGTGTATACGAAGATATACCGTATGAGGACTATGCACAGATCCCAGCCTTTCGATCGCACGATCTAACCTCGGTCATAAAATGCCCGTATAGCTGGAAGTATCGTAAGGATCTGGAGCAGACTCCGGCTCTCTTAGAAGGCAGGGTCCAACACACCGTGTTTTTGGAACACCATAAATTCAACGATGAGTTTGTGATCCAACCAAAGTTTGATCGACGCACGAAAGACGGTCGCGCCGACTACGAAGATTTTATGGCCAACATTGGCAACCGCACGGCTATCTCTCAGGATCTTTACGACACCTGTATGCTGCGCCGTGAAGTCGTTGCCGATTACATACCCAAAGAGACAGACCAGGTGGAAGTCACCTTAGTCTTTGAGTGGCACGGCCATCCTTTTAAAGCCAGAATGGATTGGTACGACGGGCAACGTATATGGGATCTTAAAACATGCCGTGATGCGTCTCCTAGAGGGTTTAAGAGCGCGATTAACAACTTCAACTATCACATGCAAGCGGCACTCTATATCGACGCTTGTAGGGCCTTAGATTTGCCCGCAGAGGGTTTTAACTTCCTAGCGCAAGAGAAACAGGATCCTTATGCTTATGTGGTTTATACACTGAACGCCGAGGCTCTTAAATATGCACAGGCTAAAAACGAACAGGCCCTATCTTTGTTATTGAAATGCGAGGAAGACGAGGACTTTAAACCGTACAACTTGGAAGGCGTCCAAGAGGT